AGATCGCTCATATTTGTGGTTTCCATGTGCCATCGCTTGTAAGTACGAACCAATTTGGCTTGCATTGACCTTCTTTGTCTTTATGCGTGCAAAAGTAACCCGCCCACGGCTTTATTGCATCGGGCTTGCTTTGATTCCAGCGCATTGTTCCATGTCGGCACTCTGGCGCGGCTTCCGGCTCATCTTTGTGCCGTTTAACATGCATGTGGTCTATCGATGATCCCAATGATGCAATGCCAGATTGCTCAGCTTCGGCCGCTGTGCCATAACTTGGCACATCGCCGTGTTTTGTTGTCCAATAGTCATAATCTTTGGCCACTTCATCATTTGATTGTTTGACTTGATACATTGTTTCTTTTGTAGGCTTTTCGGTGCCACCTAACAAATTGGCCATCACACGCATTTTTGCGCTTGTAATTGTATCCTCAACAAACCAGCGTTTCATGTTGCTGTTAAAAGCTGCAACAAAGCCATAGGCATAATCAATGTCAGCCGGATCAATCTCCGTTTGATTGCGCCAACCTTTTGCCTGAACCAGCACATAGCCTTTTTCAGCGTTAAATTCAATGATGTGCGCTTCAAGCCGGCCTTGTGGAAATGTTGCAATCCAGCGATCCGTGCGATCTTTGTTGCCTTCATAATTGTCAAGGAAAGCCATTATTTGGCCGCCTTGTCTAGCTGCGAGATGTGGCGTGATACAGCTCGGCCGCGTGTGTAGCCTTGTCGCTCGCCTTCTTTAAATCCAACAGAATATGCCATGACAGCCCATAAGACTCCAGCAATAATCATTGCAATCACAATTGATGCTTCATTCATTTTGTTGCTCCCGATTCTGGGAACAGCTAATCTGCTCCCAAATAAAGAGTGACAGGCACAGCCGACAAAATCAAGAATCACGCCTAAATTGCGGCGTGTCTTTACTTTTTTTCAATGAGTTGTGTGTATAGATAATCCAAGCGTGCTTCGATGCGCGAGATTTGATCCTTCATACTCGCACCATGATTGGGCAAAAGCTCGCTCATTATTGATTTGATTATGATCCTCATTGACGAATAAATGGCTGTCAGTATTGCAATGACAAAACCACCAACAGCCATCCATTCGCCTATGCTCACTTTTTGTTGCCGAAAGCTACATCGTTTGGATTAGCCCAGCGCATTGCCAAAGGCACAACCCCAGCCAATAAGCCTAAAGCCAAATCCTTTGGATTGGAATTGCCAGTCATATAAACGGCCAAGGCTCCAGCAATTGAGCTGCGTAACCATGAAGCGGCCATAGCTTTGAATTGATCCATTATTTTTCTCCTTTTGGTCGATCCGGCAAATCACCGGAAAACGGTGCATAAGCTGGTCGGCCGTAACCGACAACAAATGACCTTGCTCCCAAAGTTCTTGATTTCACCATAACTTCCCCGCCATTGCGTTGATCTCCGGCTCCTGATGTGTTGCCTTCAATGGTTACAATTTGCCTTTCCGATTCCCGGATTACTAAGCCAATATGATTAATGATTGTCTTGTCATCGATAACAAAATCAAAGAAAACAAAGTCACCAATTTTTGGCTCGGCGTGCCAGCGTTTCATTTTCTTAAAAGCATCTGCCCCGGCGCGTGTGCTGACCACATTTGGCACATCGACTCCAGCTTCATCCGCACACCAATTTAAAAATGACCCACACCATGGCAGCTTGTCGGCTTTCATGTGTTTGCCATACTTTGTCTCGTTGTTTCCAGTCTCAGCTGTGCCGACTTCGGCAAGTGCAACCTGAATCAAACGCGGCAATGTGCCTTGTGGAAAATTAGTCATGGCGCGGTTGGAAATTCCGCATCATCAGCCGATCCGTTTTGTAATGGTAAATCGCGCAATTTTTGACGATATACAGCCCATGCTTCTTTGTCTGTTGGCGCATCTGTGTGCATTGTCCAATCAGAAGCAGCTAATTGAGCATTACGCCATAGTCTAATTTGATCCCACTTTTGATCATTTGTTGCATCTGGAAACATTGGATTAAATGTAAACATAATCACACCTTCTCATAAACTATGGATATATTAATTTCATCGCTAGTAGTCCAAGTAAATGGAACTGTTGCTGTTATATTGGAAAGAGTAGAGTAAGTACCGGCACTATTTGGTGCATAAATAATTGCATTATCACCGCCACCAATAATTAAAAAGCCTTCATAGGCGGCAGTACCAGCATCACTAATAAATGCCCCGCCAGTATAAGGATTATTGCTTGTCGTGTTTGCCGTTATCGGTAAATTTACTCTTAATGGATTGCCAGTTATTGTTGTTGTTGTGCCAAAAGTAAGACGATAAGTAACGTGTATAAAATTGCCTATTCTTAAATATCGCCCAGTATTTGTAGCATTTCCCACTACTAAATTTATCCAAGTCGGAGTAAAGGTATTGTAAGCACCTGCCCACTCTAAACCAGTTGCCTGAGAAGAGGCAGCTGATAAAAAAAATGTATTTGATCCAACACCTAAGCGGCTAAAAGCATCCGCACCAGTTCCGGCAATTAAGTCACCTTTTGCATCGATTGCCGTTGCCATTGAGTTTGTTACCGTTACCGCGCCGGAAGTGCCACCGCCTGAAATACCTGTGCCAGCTGTTACAGCTGTTATGTCTCCTTGATCATTTGCAATCCATGTAAAATCCATGTCAGTATTTGAGTTCTTTGCAAGAATTTGACCTGTTGTGCCGCCTAATAGATCGGCCATTGATGTTGCAACAGCTTGACCAAAGACCTCAAAGTCTGCCGGCAAATCTGTGACCAAATCAGTTGCCGTCGGCATTTGCCAATTGAACGGTGTTGTCGGATTGCTCATATTTTCTCCTTATGCCACGACTAAGGCGTGTTCCCAGTCAAGTATTCCAGAAATTGTATTCCAAGCCTCAGCGACACTCACATCTTGCCATTGCATTGCCTGTAAAGAATAGGCAAGCGGCGAGAGATTGAGTGCAACGCTGATCTCGTTGTAAGCGGCCTTAAATGTCCAGCCTTCTACAAATCCCAAGTAGGTACCGGCCGACATATTAAGCGGCAAATCGGCAATTGCCAACGGCATACCCATGAACACGTTGATGAGTGAATCTCGGTCGCCATCATCGATTTCGGGATTTGTCAGCTGGTAAGTGATCTGATTGAAATTGTATTGCGGATACGCTCTAAGTGTCAGATAAAAATCTGCTTGATCTTGGGCATCGGCTTGGTGTTTAACTGTTGTCGTAAATATCTGGGCAAGTTGTCCGTATTCGTTAACCGATGCTGGGTCAGTTGCACTGACCTCGTTTGTTGAGTTCGTGCCGTATTGCAAAGTTATGGTGTTTCGTACGTCGCCGGTTCTTTGCTCGATGCTAAGACCTTCGCCTTGAGCGTTATTGGCCGTAAGATTAACGTATCCATTGGCGGCCAAATAAATGGATCGATGATCTGCCGCCGCATAAGAAATCAAACCTTGAGCATCCTCGTAAATATAGCCAAGGCCGCTAGTTGCCAAAGCTGAGACAAGTGAATAAACGTCAGTCCGATCCGATGCTCTTTGTGCCAGCTCATAATCTCCTGGAGTATCAATCTCGCCTAGTCCAACATTCTCAGCATTTGCCCAAGTCTCAGTCGGATCATAAGTATTCCATTGCAAAGCTGCCGGAACCTCTGACCAGTTATTGACCAGCAAATCGGTGAGAATTGTCAAAATTTGGTTTCCATCAAAGTCTTGCGTTAAAACCCCATCGGTCAAAGCCTTTGGCAGCCTAGACAATGCACCTAAAGCAATAATGTTAATCCGCTGGGCGTAAGTCACGTTTCCTAATTCGGCCACCGAAATGGCAATATCTACAATTGAGCCGCCAAAAATTGGAATGTACGTAGCTGTTGAATCTTGCAGCTCTATGGTCAATGAATCGTTGATTCCAATGGCAACTGTTGATTGATCCAGATTGATGAGTTCAATGTTTGTATATCCGGCTTGAGCTTGCTCATAGATGTTAGTTCGCCCGGATGTAATAGTTAGATTGGAAAGAATGGCACTCTGGTATTCAACACCGCCAATAATGACTTTCCAGACTGGATTAAAAACTGTCATAATGTCTGCAAATTGGTCGCGCCGCCTGTACCACGGAAAAATGAATTGTTTAACACATTGACAATGCTTCGGGCTGTACCTTCGGCATCGAGTGCGCCATTGACTGTGATATTAAACGTGTTGCCTATGCCGCCGGCTTTGTTCAGCGGAATGACCGCCTCTGGCCCAGCTTCACCAATCATGGCAAGTGTTGGGGATGTGACAATTCCGCCATTTGCCAAATATGGAATGTCCGGGAAAATGTCCGGTGATCGCCAAGAATCGCCACCGATAATTGGCACCCATGACGGCACATCAAAAGTNATTCGGAAATCCAAACGATTCCAAAGACCAATGATTGTGTTAATTGCCGCGCGGAACACATTGACAATTGGTGAGACTAAATCGCTGGCATTGTCTGAAATGAAATTTACAACGCTGCTAAAAAAGTTTCGCACACCGCGTAAGCCTGAAATTACGGCACTTTGAACATTTTCAACAATACCTTGTAAGATTGCCACAATTCCAAAGATTTCGTCTGACATTCCTGCAATTAAATTTTGTGTAGTGTTTGAAATGGAATTGACTATCCCACTTAAAAATTCCTTTACTGAAATAAATGAATTGTGAATAACATCGGTCACATTTGCAACCAATCCGATCAATCCAGAAATGACGTCGGCGATGATTCCAATTGTACCGCTGACAAATGAGCCAATAATGGGAGCAATAACGTCTCGGATAAATCCAGCAAATGCCATAAAAGCACTCTGTAAAGGTTCAAGTTTGTCTTTGTTATCGACTAGCGCATCACTAATCTGATTAAACGCCGAAAATACAGCTTTGATAATTGGAATCAATGTAACGTTAAGAATTGGGACAATATAATCTTTGATGAAGTCATATAACGCGCTAAATGCTGGCACTAAGACATTTGTAAAATAATCACCTAATACACGAAAGATTGGCGTAAGTTTTGGCCCAATCTCAGCTGCGACATCTTGGATCGCTGGGACAACCTTATTGACAAAGCCTGAAACTAATGGCGTGATGGCATCGAGAATAAATGACCCGACTGTCTCTTTACCTTCATCAAATGCAACATTNAGTCTGGCCATTTTGCCTGCAAATGTGTCAGCTTGAATCGATGCTTGATTTGCAAAAGTGTCGCTTAGTTTTGACGTGATCTGTTCAAATGACATTGTCTTGAGATCAGCGGCACTTATGCCAACGCCTAATTTGCCAAGAGCTGTGTTCTGACCTTCAGAGGCTTTTGCTAATGCGTTTGTGACGGCCTCTAAACTTTTGCCGCTACCGGCTGAAATGTCTAAAGCCAAAGCCTGTAATCGTGCGGCTTCCTCAACATTTTTGGTTGAGCGGACTAACCGATCAAAACTCGGACGAAGCTCATCATCGGTTTTGCCGGTTAGCAATGAAGTCTTTAAGATTTGTTGTTCTATGGCTGCGATTTGTGCATCGGTTGCGCCGGTTACGTTCTCAAGCGTTGTCGCCAATCGTGCCTGAGCAGCTTCATCCTCAATCGCTGATTTAACTCCATCGACGGCTAATTTGACCGCGTAGGCTCCGGCGGCGACTCCAGCTGCGGCAAATGCTAATCCAACCTTTTTTGAAAAATCTCCAATCTTGGTGGCCGACGATTTAACGTTGTCATCAGCTTTTGCTAGCGATTTTTTGAGTTGATCTACATCAGCAAGAATGGAGAGCTTGAGCGTTCTACTTTGTGCAGCCATCACCACTCCTTCAATATCTTATTGAAGCCATTTTCCCACTTGGCAATGATATTTGGTTGCTCGGCTCGCAAAGTCGGATAGATAAACCAGCCTTTTGAGCCGCGACCTTCTCTGCCCGACCAGACTGGAAATTGCTTAAATTTGTTGGAGCCAAATTCATAACCGCCCCAGAGCTGTTGAGTTGTCGCGCCGCCTGAAAACTTTTGAGCCGCAAAACCAAAAGATAACTCACCAATCTTTGATGATTTTGATACACGAGAGCCTGATGCAATTCTGTCATCCGGCTTATTTCGAGTGCGACCAGCGGCTTGGATAATCTTGTCTTGG